TAATGCTTTAGAACTTGCTTTAACAACTGCAGGAGCTAAAAATAATATAGCTGTAAAAGCATTATTAAAAATGGAAAATATAAAAATGGATAATGACAAGGTCATAGGTTTAACTGAACAAATAGAAGAACTAAAAAAGACAAGTGATTATCTATTTAAGGTTGAAGAAAAAACACCACCAGCACCAGCAGGAACAACACCAGCTAATCCAAATGGTAGTGGAAACCCTGCTGAATCTAAAGTAACATTAGGTAGTGCTTTAAGTGCATTTTATAAAGGTATTAATTAAAAATTTTAGGAGGTAAAATATGCCAGCAATAACATTAGCAGAAGTAAGACAAGGACAATTAACAGATTTAGAAAAAGGAGTAATTGATGAATTTACAAGAGGAGATTATTTATTTCAAGCAATACCATTTGACCCAATAGCTAACCCAATAAAAGGTGGGGCAGGTTGGTCAGCGTCTTATGTACATTTAAGTGAAGAATCTCAAACAGGCTTCAGAGGTATCAATGGAAAGTATGATGATACATTTGCAAAAAAGAAAATGAAAACAGCAGAAGTAAAAGTTTACGGAGGTTCATTCTCTATTGATAGAGCATTAAGAGATCAAGGTGGAGTAGAAAATGAAGTTGCTTTGCAAATGGCCCAATTAATTAAATCTGCAAGAAAAGGATTTTCATATTATTTAATAAATGGATCAGTTGCAACATCAGGAGATCAATTTGATGGATTAGATACATTATTAAAAGGAACAGCTACAGATATGCTAGCTCATACAACAGGATTTGATTTATCTACATTTGCAAAAGTAAAAGAAAATGCACTTGAATTTGCAACAAAATTAGATGAATGGTTATCATTGTTAGATGAAAAACCTCATGCTTTAATAGGAAACTCTAAAATGATTACAAAAATAAAAGCAGCAGCAAAAATAGCAGGGTTATATACTTTAACTCCAACAGCTTATGGATCACAAATTGATTCTTATGATGGTATTCCACTAATCACAGTTGAGAAATATATTCCTAAGGGAGAAACAGTAGCAAAAGAAACAATAACTATTGATAATGCTACTGGAAACACTTCTTTATATGCAGTGAGATTTGGAGAAGATGCTTTATCAGTTGCATCTCCATCTTCAGGAAAAATAATAGATGTAATTGCTCCTGACTTCAATGTAGCTTCTGAACAAGCAAGAGGACTTGTTGAATTAAGAGGAGTGCCTATTCTAAAATCTTCAAGATCTTGTGGAGTATTAAGAAACATAAAAGTACAATAATAGGAGGTAAAATATGTTTATAATAAAAACTAAAAATGAAAGCTATACTGGAGAAATATCTGGTGTAGCTTTTTTAAATGGGATAGCAAAAGTTAAAGACCTATCAACAACTGATATTGAATGGTTTAAATCTTATGGACATACAGTAGAAGAAACAACAGAAGAAGTTACTACTGAAGAAACAAATGTTGAAGAAGCAAAAACAGAAGAAGTTAGTAAAAATAAAAAAGGGAAATAATTATGATAGATATTGTTGAAGATAAAGAAAAGATTATACAAGACTTAAAAAATATGTTGCTTGGATATAATTATACTTTACAAGATGATGATAAACTATTTGATATTATTTTGCCTAAAAACTTACAAAATCTTAAAAATATATTAAACAGAGAAGAAGTACCAAGTGAATTATATTATGTATTTCTATGTAGATGTGTAGGTGATTTTCTTAACACCAAATATTCCACAAATACTTTGAATATAGATACTCTTAACTTTGAGCCAATGTTAGCCTCACTTACAGAGGGTGGAGTTTCTATGAGTTTTAAGGGTAATACTAATCAAGAAACTTTTTCAAATGTAATACAAGGACTAATAAACTATGGAAAGCAAGAAATATATAGATATAGATTTGTGGGGTGGTAATTATGTTTGATTATGCTAGGAAAATACTAGAAAAAACATACACTGGAAAATGTAATATATATGGTACTGAGCTATTTACAGATGAAAATGGAATAACAGATGAAAGAGAAGGGATATTAGTTAAATCTGATATCCCTTGTTTCTTATCGTATGAAAGTAATCCTGTAGCTATTCAAGGGGATTATGGAGTAGCAACATCTGTAATAAAATTATTTTTAAGTCCAGATATAGAAATTTCTCTAAATTCTGATATTGAAATAACTCAAAATGGAATCACAAAGAAGTATAAACATAGTGGAGAAGTAGCAATGTATAAAACACATCAGGAAATTACTTTAGTTAGTGAAAGGAAAGCCTAATGAAATTAAATATTGATCTTTCTGAATTTAAAAGATTTACTGAGAAAAATGTAAAGCAATTAAAAGAAAACTATGATAAAGCTATTGATGATTCTTTGAATGAGTTAGGTGGAAGGTTACTAAATAAAGTCATAAGAAAAACTCCTGTTGGAAAAAGTATAAAAGGGTTTAAATACTTTGGAGATAAAACAGGAGAACTTGCAAGATATACAAAAGGTAAAAATAAAGGCAAGTATAAAACTAAAACTGTTATTAATCACATAGGTGGGAATTTAAGAAGAAGTTGGTATGTGTCTAAACTCATAAAGAGTAATGATAAAAGGTTTATTACTCTTTATAATGTAGCAAGATATGCTATTTATGTAGAATATGGGCATAGACAAACACCAGGTAGATTTGTACCAGCTATTGGGAAAAAGTTAAAAGCTAATTGGGTTAAAGGTAGGTTTATGATGACTAATTCAGTAACTGAAATAAATAAGATTAGGCAAGCAGTATTTAATAGAAATTTAGTTAAATATATGGAGGATAAGGAGTAATGAAAGTTTTAAATAATATAGCAAAAGCTATCACAAAAAATTATCCTGGTAAAAAAATAAATATCAATGATATAACACAAGGCTTTGAAACTCCTAGCTTCACATTACAATTAGTTAATCATAGAGACACTACAATAGCAGGAGTTAAATTTAATAAAGTTTATACTGTTGATGTTATTTATCATGGAGAGAAGGACAAAGATATATTCCAAGTAGCAGATGAATTAATTGATAAAATCACTCTTGATATTAAGGATTTTAAAATTTTAAATTATGAAATTGAAATAATTGAAAAAGAAGCTCATACAATTATTGAATTAATGGAATGTAATATCAAAAAAGTTAATTTAGAAGATGATAACTCATTCTATTCTAAATTGAAAAAGGCAGTTGAAAAGATAAGTCAAAAAAAATGTGATTTCATTAATACGGACCTTACAGGAGTAGATTTAAAAAAAGGAATATTTATAATTCAACCTCAAGAATTAAGTGCAGAAACAATTAGTATTAATCATAAAAAGCAATATGATAGAACTATAAATCTAATTTATCTTGAGGATAATTATTTTAATATAATGCCATCTATTAGTTGGTTTGAAGAACAAATGAAGTTGCTATGTGATGATTTGGAATTAAGAAAAAGTTATATAAATATGGATTATTCAGTAAGTTTTAATTATGGAAATGACGATGAAATTTATAGTGCAATAGTTAATATTAATGCTGAATTAATTGTGAAAGAGAGGTAAAAAATGGATATACAATTTTTAGTTGGAAAACAAACTGCAGAAGGTACTGCTAAACTAACTGGTTTAAATCAATTAGATTGTACAAATTATGGTGTAGTACCTAAAGTAAATAAAACAACAAGTAAAGCAATAGGTGCTGGAAGATGGGAAAGAGATGGATTTGTATCAAAAGTTGAAGTTAATGGAGATTTAACTATTGAAGCAACAACAGGGCAATTAGAAATATTATTAGAAGGAGCAGGATTCAAAGGAACAAAAAGTGGAAAAAACCAAGATTTTTTACCTGGGCCATTTGATAATTTCTTAACACTTATTTCAAATAATATTGAAGATGACATAGCAGAGTATGCTCAAGATTGTTTAGTTTCTAGTTTAAAAATTAGCACTCAAATGGAAGCATTTGTAAACGTAACTGCTAATATTCTAGGTAAAGAACACAAGGTACTAAATAATAAAATAAATGCTACTCCTGTTGCATTAAAAGGAGAATCATTAATTTGCCTAGGGGCTATTATAAAAGAAACTTCAACAGATATGACTGCAAAGATAGAATCAATAGATATTAATATTGATAATAAACTTGAAGGAAAAGGTGCTTTAAATACAGTTTATACAACTAAAATTAGACAAGCTGATAGAGGAACAGTTGGACTTAATTTAACTTTCAATAGTTTTGATAAGGATAGTTATAAAAGTGCTTATGAAATGCTAAGAAAAAATACATCTTATGTTGTTGAAGTTACTTTAGCAGAAACAACAGATCCAACAAAAATAGTTAAATTAGAATTTCAAAATGTAAAAGTTTCAAATGTTGAAGCAACTAATTTAGATGGTGCTGGTGGAATGACAAAAGAATTAACTGCATATTATGATAAAGTATCACAAACACCAGTTAAAATAACATTTGAAAATTACCATGATGCGTAAGGAGTAGGAAATGAAAAAAGAAAAAACAGAGGATATAAAAGAACCTATTGAAGAAAAGAAAGTTAGTTATATAGTTAACTATGGGAAAGATGGAGATATTATAGCAGTTGAAACTGTAGGAACATTTAGAAATATGATGAATTTCTATAATAAACCTCGTGAAACTGTTAGAGTTTTATCTGATGCAAAAGCTTTTGAAACTGTTAAAATTCATTATACTTTTGAAGAAATGCCAGAATTTGAGTTATTATTGGCACAAACTTTAAAGATTACTTTAGAAAATAAAGAAGTGGATAAAACAGCAGAAAATTTAATGAAATTCTTTGATAAAGAGCCTCATACTTTTCAAAAAATATTAGATGAAATAATGAGGAACTCTGAAAATAGGGGTTTCAAGATATAGAACAAGTCTACTATAAGGCTTGTTCTTTTTATATGAGAGGACATAAAGCAGCCAATAAGGATAAATATCAGAAAATAATTAATGATATTCATAGGTATAATATGTACTTTGAAACTAAAGGTATGGATAGCTCATATTACTATATACACAGATTACCTTTAAATCTTGGTTATGATGACCATCCTTATTGGCTTATTGAAAAGATTAATTTTATCTTAAGAGTAACAAATAAAATTTATTCAGAAATAAGAAAAAGGGGAAGTTGATATGAGTGATAAGAAATTAAAGACAGTTATAGAAGTTGTTGATAAGTATTCAAAAGAATTAAAAGACTTCTCTAAAAAAATAAATGAAACAAATGATGAATTAAAAAAGTTGCAAGATAATTTTGCTAATGGAAGCGATGGAGCCAAAAAATTATCTGATTCATTAGGAATGATAAAAAAGGTTGGAGTTGCAGCAGCAGTTCTCTATGTAGGAAATAAAATAAAAGATCTGGGAAAGTTTGCAATAGAAAGTGCTTCTAAAATGGATGAACTAGCAAATGTTACTCAACAAGTTTTTGAAAGTTCTACAAAAGAAATTGAACAATGGGCAAGAACTATTGATAAGGAAGTAGGTAGAAGTATTTACCAAATGCAAAATTTTGCTAGTGTATATGGTTCAATGTTTAAAGGTGCAGGATTTGATACTTCATTTTTTAAACAAATATCTAAGGATTTAGCAACTTTCACTGCTGATTTTTCTTCTTTCTTTAATGTTACCGATGATGAAGCTTTTACTGCAATAAAAGGAGCATTAACAGGAGAAACAGAGGCATTAAAAAGATATGGATTAATTTTAAATGATACTACTATGGCGGAATATGCTTTATCTAAAGGTATAAAAGAAAAATGGCAAGAATTAGATACAGCAACAAAAATGCAGTTGAGATATAACAAATTAATGGAAATGACTACATACATTCAAGGGGATGCTAGTAGAACTATTGATGGATATGCTAACTCATTAAAAAAAGCAGAAGGATTAATAGATAATATAGCAACAGCTGTGGGTCAAAAACTATTACCATTTGCTACTAAAGTTGTTCATATGTTTAATGGAATTGCAGAAGCTGTTGATGATATGTTAAGTAAAAAATCAAATACAGACTATATTTTTGATTTTGCAATGGAAAAACAAAATTTAAGTGACTTAAAAGATAGATATGTAGAATTATCGCAATTATACCTTGAAGGCTTAGGAACTCCTGAAAGCGAAAGAGAAAGAAATGACTTATATCAAAAATTATTAGCTATGTATCCTGAATTAATAGGAAAAATTAATAGTGAAGCTTCTGCTTATTTAGAAGTGGCTGGAGCTATAGATACAGTCATTGGCAAATTAAAAGAAAAAATACTTAAACAAGCTCAAGAACAATATTTTGATGAAAGAGTAAAAGCTGCTAAAAAATATAGTGATCAAATTGTAGAAATAGATGAAAATCTAAAAAAGCTAAATACTAAAATAATAGCTGAACAAAAAATAAATCCTGCATATTTATTAGATGATAAAACTTCAGCAAAAATAGCTATGGCTAGAACAGATGAAGAAAAAAAGAAAATAGCTACAGAAGTATTAGAGAAAGCAGGAAATCTTAATATTACAAATGGCAAAAAGAAAGCCGTGATTGAATATGCAGAAAAAAGTAATAGCTATTCTAATGATGCTACATTAATTCAAAGAAGGCAAGAATTGGTTGTTAAAGAATTAGAAAATAGTCAAAAAAAAGATTTTGAAAGCTTAAAAAACACTCTTAATACATTAGAAAACCTTGAGAATAATTCAAATAATAAAATAATAGCAGGTGCTAAAAAGATAACTCAAGAAAAAACAAAACTGAAAGAAAAAGAAGCTAATGATTATAAAGAAGCTAATAAAGAAATATCAGAGTCAGATAGAAAAGCAAAAGAAGAGGCAACAAATCTATTAATTGATTGGAAAAATGGTAAATATAATAATGCTAATTTAAAAGCATTAAAAGATATTCATAAAAAAATAGTAGCTTCTGGAATAGACCCTGTTGCTGCTTCTGAAA